CGGCAAATTCGCCGTTCGTTATCAGCATCGAACGGCCTGTGGTTGTTAAAACCCAGATCGTGAACGCAAATGGGATAACGATATCCCAGGGTCGGAATCGACATGTCGTCCGAGTCAAGAAGGGTATGCCAGCTGTGTCTGGTCAGCCGCCTCTCGTCGCGATCGCGGAAGCAACCTTTGCTATCCCGGTCGGCGCCGAGTCGGTTAGCCCCTCTGAGATCAGGGCGATGTTGAGTTGCTTCATCGGCGTCCTGACGCAGTATTCTGCTGCGCTTGGGGACCAGGTGATCACGAGTACGGTTACGGCTTAATCGCCCCCGTATAACACATAATCTGGAGGGACTATGAAAAGTCCAACAGCTCGTAGGATCCTTGGCATCATCCTTGTGGCGGTCACTAGTATCCTCGGCCTGAAGGTCGGGGAGAAAACGATCGACGTCGTGGGTGATGTATCGCAGATCCATAAGGCCTTAGTAGACTGTCGAACGGGCCGGATTGATAAAGCAACACTGAGGAGACGGTCAATGGAGAGATTCCTAGACTGCTTTCGATCGCTATTAGATTACGATCTTAATAATGCACCGAGTGATTCGGTGTCCGCGTTTGCTGCAGGGGCGCTTCGCAAGAACGTGACTAAGAAATTAGTTACGGATCGCGCGGAGACTGCCTCTCGTCAGGCGTATGACAAGTTCCTTAGCATGAATGATCGATGCAAGGACTACGCATTAGTTGTGGGTTCTTCTTGGGACGAGGAGCTTGTTGGTACTGTGAAAGCAGTGCTATATAAGTTTTTCTACCCTGATGGCTATTGCATAATCGACGAAGGATTCGTTGATAGAATGCGGCCGGGACCAGGGGCTTCCCTCTTGAGCGAGGGCGGTTCTCTCTACGATAAGCTATTTTCTAGCAAAATATCGTACACTAATGATTGGATTCGCGCGAGGTTTACCCGTGCGATGCGTTCCACACCACTTGCAGCCGGTGCCATAAAAGGCGCGCGCTGTCGGGGATGGGAGCGTACTAGTGGAAGCAAAATGACTTTTGTTCCTAAAGAGAACGACATAGATAGAATAGTGTGCGTGGAACCCTCCCTTAATATGCTGTTTCAGCTGGGATTGGCTAGCGTACTTGAGAGTCGACTTAAATCTTACTTCGGGATTGATTTGGCTATCCAGCCAGACAACAACCGTGAGTTAGCGCGACAGGGTTCCCTTTCCGGGACCTTCTCGACGATCGATTTAAGTTCTGCGTCCGATTGCATATCGCTTAAGCTCGTCAAGCACCTCTTAACTAAGGAGGTGTTTGATTGGCTAACGCTTTTGCGGTCAAAACAGGTAGCAGTACCTGCCTTCAACGCCGTTCACGATCTCCATATGGTCAGTACAATGGGCAACGGTTTTACGTTCCCATTGCAAACCATTATATTCTCTGCTATTGTTAAGGCGGTTTACCTCCAGGATGAGAACCAGATCCGTAATCCCGGGCGAAAGCTCGGTTGGGGACGTGGTTTAAGTCTAGGTAACTGGGGAGTCTTTGGCGATGATATCATCGTTGAGAGCGACAGAAGTCGTAGGGTGCTTCATGCACTCTCCCTATTCGGGTTTATCCCGAATCCGAAAAAGACCTTTACTGAAGGTCCGTTCCGCGAATCCTGTGGCACTGACTGGTACTTAGGAAGTCCAGTTAGAGCGGCTTACATCAAGTCGCTCGATACCATACAGGGCC